GCTGTAACCGCTTGCCCGCCGCTTGCTTTGGCGAGTCGCTCCAAGAAATCGCGGCCCGTTGGGTATGCCTCATTGCCCACAAAGATCACATCTATTCGATTCTTGTAGGTTGCGGCTACTTTCAGAGCGGCGCGTTCGTCTTCCGGCTCACCATCGGAGATCACAATAAACCGCATCCCCCCCGGCACATCTGCCACCTTCGCAAACTTCAACGCCCCCGCCAGGTCAGTGCCCCCGCCAAGAAATAGCGGAGTCCCATTGGCGCAAAACATCACCGCATCACTGAACGTGATAACCCCGATCTTGCCGGGCAAACTGCCCTGTAACGTCGCCAACTCATAGCACGCTTGGTCGTATCGACTATTGCCGCCAACGCTATCCCTTGCGCCCATCGAACCGCTTGTGTCAACGATACAAACCACATCGCAGCTAATGAAGGTAGTAGCTAGTGATTGCCCGGATTGCCGCGCAATGTCTGCCAAACTGCCTTTAACAAGTGCCTGTTTCACTGTGAGCCTCCTTGCTCGTTAGGGTCTTCGATTCGCGCCCCAAACTCCCATTCATTCGGTTTGAACGTAAAATCCATGCGAGCCGCACCCCTTTTCCACTCGTTATATCGGGTATCAAAACCAGCGATAACATAGACAGAAAAGAAGGGTGACATTCCCTCTATGCACACAATGTACCAGGGTGCGGTTTCCCCCCAATCATCTTTAAGTCGCCGCGCCCAATACAGTCCCGCTGTTAGTTCTTTCATAATGCCGCCTTCCAGTTATCAAAAACAACTGCATCATTAACCAACACAACTATATGATCTTCCGGCCAATCGATAACGGGGGCAGGCTGTGAGCCTTCTTCAACATCTTCGACAATCAAGAAGGTTGAAACGTGCAAACCTTCCGGCAAACCAAGCCCGCTTGCAACCTCTACGCCGTTAACTCTTACATTCCACGGCCCATTGTTATCGCCCCAAAAGGCACTGGAGGCCCACAGGTTGAAGTTACACCAGCCCGAACTATCAACCGTTTTCGGCTCCACATGCCGCCCATCGCGGGTAAAGAAAACAACCTCACTACCAACGGGGGCTTTGACGAAAATATGCGCTGCGCCGCCCTTGCCAGGGATATTCCAGCCGTTATACTGGTACAGCTTGTCCTTAGTCAGTCCATAAGGTCGCGGGTCAACGTCCCATTTGCCATCACGCGTTGTAAATCGGTCAACTACTCTTAGTGTCATGCTGTGAGCCTTTCTGTTTTGTTGCTGTTGCTATAAATGTTCGTGCCAGTCCCGCGGGCAGTGAGTCGAGCCATTTCGTTACTGTCTCTCGCCAGCGAATCCAGTCTGCATTTGTGCAGCCAACAGGGATACCGTATGCGGTTAATCTGCGTATCGCCTCTCTAACCTCACTCGGTATCGTCACGGCTGCGGGTGCGTCGGACTCTACCAGTTGGCACAGGCGAATGTTGTCGGGCAATTCAATCATGGCATTGTGCTTCGTTGCGCCATCACCATAGGCACTGTTGATTTCAAGCAGTGTGCCAATCCGCATCACCGAAATCGTATCGTGTGCGCCGTAGTGGTCGTCCGGCACAGGTTCCCACACTTGCTTACTCGCCATCGTCGCCACCTCCCTCCTTTGGCAGTGAGTCCCAGGGCATAGTTAATCTTGTCCACTTGCCGATCATCATGTAAGCAGGTCGCCTGCCCTTCTCGCCAACACAGTGCCAGGCGTTTGTTGTCTTGCCCCAAAAGACGCGCACCACATCGCGCTCTATCCTGTTGGGGTTCGCACCTTTGGCGTAGTTGACATAGCCTTCCCATGCCCACCAGCCCGCGCTGTCTGGTGCGTCACCTCCATCCTTTGCGTCCGTGGGCTGCGGTCGCTGTGTCAGGGTGTCAACTTCCTGCCAGCGGCATAGACGCATATCTGAGGGCAAGTTGACTGTCACTCCATCCGACGTAGGGTCTCTGCCTATCTCCAATTGCGAACCGTCCAAAGTAATTAACAGATAGGTATCGTTGTACGATTGATCTTCTACGAAAGTTGAGTAGCGCACAGGCGCGTATTCCCCCTGCACGGGCGCTGCACGTTGCTCCCGCACGAAGGCTATAGCTGCGTCTATACGTTCCATGTTGCGTTGGTGTGCGCCACCGTCGCGTTCATCGGACAGTATCCGTTCCAGCGCGCGCTTGCCCTCTAGCGCATCCTCTATGGTCTGCCAGTGGTCAGTCATAAACTATCGTCCTCCCTTTGCACGCGGCGACATATGTAGTAAGGCTCAGGCAAATCAAATGCTGTGACGCTATGCTTTCCGTACGGCCCAACTGCTACTGTCTGTTGTTCCACCTGTAGATAGTGTCCATCATCACAGCGGATAAAGGCAACGTCAACTGGTACATATTCCCCGCGCTCTGCCAGTTGCGCTTCAATCTCGGCAATGCGTGCCTGTCCATGCCGCTGTCCCGCGCGTGCTGTTTCAAACTGCACCTCAAGCTGTGCTATGCGTGCCTGTGCCGCGGCAAGTTCATCAATTCTCGGCTGCTTATTCCACCATTCAATCGCTTCGCCTAAGTCGCCATGATCTTCACCCGACCACAGGCCACAGCCGTTGCAAACTATCTCATCGCCCCAAGTGCCTTCCAGTACTGGCTTGCCTCCACATTTCGGGCATGGTTTAATGGCGGCTTCTAATTGTTCCTCATAAGTTCCCATTGCTTCGCTCATCCTATCCCTCCTTGCGGCGCATCTGCCACGCTATAGCTTTTCATTGTGTTTCCTTTCAATCGATCAAATCCATCTCGCGTAACAATTCGCTCAAATACAACACGCCTCCCCATCGAATCGTTGACACATAGATATAAGCGTGCGGGTTGTCGATAAAGTAAGCCGCGGCGTGTTCGGGTTGCCAACAAGTCTCAGGTGGGACATTGTGGGCGATCGAACCTTGTACTAACTTGCGGTTATATAGGCTCACACGCACGGAGGGTATCCAGCCGCCCGATCCGCTAATCGCCATTTATGCCGCGTCCCTATCGTGTATGCCTACTAAACCCCAAATGCGCCCTGTTCGTTGATAAACACTGCCCACCCGATTCAGCAAATGTTCATTTACTGTGGTCTGCGACATATTCAATTCGCGAGCAATATCTACACATCTCATTGGCCCGCGTGATTGCAAGTGCGCTACTATCAACCGCTGCATCATCGCATGATATTTCGCACTGCGTAACCTGTTCGCCTGTTTTGCCGCGTCCCATCCTTTTTCGAACCGTTCGTCTGATAAGAAATCCATATCTGGTGTCATTGCTTCTTCACTATCAGCGGGTGTTACCCCGTCTGGTTTGCCTACGTTGATATACTCAACTGTGCGCTTGATCCAAACCTTCTCTTTTGGGTCATAGTAAGTTGTGGTAAACGTCCGCACTACTCGCCCCGTAAATTTGGCGTAATCAGGATCGCGAGTGAATGCGTTGCCCGCTGTGTGTTCGAGAGTGTTCATAGCGTCCATGTCTCCGTAAAATGGTCATCCCCCGCGCCCCAAGAAGTGACAAGAATTTCGCCGCGTTCGTTAACAATGTCCGTCCATTGAAGAATCTTTGACACAACAAACCGCCCTAGACGGGGTTGCCCTTCAACCAGGATTAGCCCACAGCGGAGAGGTGAGCGATATTCTTTTGTCCAACTGCTTTTACCCACTTGATAAAACTCCACATCGCCCCGGCTGTGAGCCTTAGACAATGCCTCGAACTGCAAGCCCGCGTTGTACTTGCCGCGCTTAATCGGATCACCAAGTACCTCATAAGCCGCTTGCACCAAATGGAATTGCTCAGTTGCCCCAGGTTCTTTACAAATGTCAGGATGATAGGATCGCGCCATCCGCTTCCAAGCCTTTTTCAACTCAACTTCATCAACACTTTGGCTCACACCTAGCACACCGTATAGCGTTTGCGCTTCATCCGGGCGCGCGGTCTGCCCAAACCATTCAAGTAATATCGCCTTCGGAAAGATTGCGCCCCACTGCCCGCCAACCCATCCATACGCCGTTTCTGTGCCATCCTCACGCGATTTGCAAGCCCCTAAGTATCTAAGATCTAATATCCGCATTTCGTTCGTCTGCGCGCGTCCTGTGGCTTGTGGGAGGCTCACAGTCACGCCATAATGAGCCGTGATTAGCCGTTGTACCTGTGAGCCAAAATCAACGCTTACCATCCATCGCTTGCTATCACCGTCCCATTTGCGATCACTGCCCGGTATGGTTGCCTTCAATGCCGCAACAAACGCCGGATCATAGGGAGATGTGATCGCTAAAGCCCCGCCAACTAAATCAATTCGACAATGGGTTAACATCGTGTGTCTCAACATGCCCTGTTTGCCCCTTTTGCCTAAGCACTACTGGCAGTTGCGCGCATTGCCCGTAATCGGTCGGCTAGTTGCGCCTTTGTATCGTCTGATAGTTCGCGTTTGCCTTTACGCAGCAACACTTGATCAGCGCGCAATGTATAAAATTTGGTTATGCCGTTCCTGCCTTCGCGCAGTAGTGTTGCGCCTATAGCCTCTAACCGCCGTTGCATTACTGGATCATCTGAAGATACAGTCCACATGCCGCGGTCATCTGCGCTCATGTTTAGATTTGTTTCCATTTCCGAAAGTGTTAAGCTCACGTTTGCCCCTTGCCGGGTATTGTTTGCCCCCGGCTAGGCACGTTATATATTGAGTCTGTCTACTCGGTGTCACTCTCGCCATAGATCGTACTAACAAATTTACTTACGCTTGTTGCGATACTTGCCGTATGCCGATCTGCGCTTGCTTTTGACTCTGCGTTATATTCTGCAAGTAATTCATTGCGCCGTTCGGTTGCATCTGCTATCCGCTTCAACTGTTCGGCTTGTGCGATAGCGGCTAGGGCGCGTGCTTTCGCAATGAAAAAATCATCCAATTGCGGGTTTTCACCGTCTACCCATTCCATCGTTTCTTTTGCCTTCTCTAAAGCGTCCATCACATTCCCTTTCCTCTGCATTTTGACCAAGCATTGCAAAACCGCGGCCCGCAGAACCAAGCGTGAGGGTTGACAACAAAGCTCTCTGACTCGATTGCCCGCCAGACTTGTTGCACCAGGCCATAGAACCAAAAAATAGAGTCCCAAGTGTGCTGTGTCTCGATAACCTGAACCTTTGGCACTTTGGTTTTGGTCATCACGTAATGTCTAAAGCGGAGTCCCGGAACGTTGCGTCCCATTTGGTTTAATGCCGCCAAATAGGTCAAAGGTTGGAGTTCCGCCCGCGCCTTCTCATTGCTCCATTGCTGCGCGCTTGTCTTAAAATCGCCCGGAATCCCATCATTCGTCACAATGTCGATATAGCCGATAATAGGCACTGGCACGCCGGGAACCCTAAGCTCGATCTTCCGCTCCATAAACAGCCCGCTATCATCGCGCAGGGGTGTGAGCCGATTCACCATCTGTTGCAAGTCAGGATTGCTTAACAGCCGTATACCCTCGTTGTAATGTTGCTCTGGGGTATCCGCGCCCCATTCACACTCAATTTCCCGCTCTACTGCACCATTCCAAAAGGTGCGCCACATTGTTAAAATCGGTTCTTCTTTGCCTTCAGCACGATACGCAATGTGCTGTTCAATCGTGTTGTGAAGTGCTGAACCAAACAACAATGCCGGGGTTGTTGATTGAGGCTCACGCTCGATGTACTTCCGGCGCCACGCTTCGCCACAGGTCAGAAATAGGTTGATACTGCTATATGAGAGATATTGGATTTCGCTCATGCTAACCTCACCACTATCGCCACAATCACCAGCGCGAACCCCGCCAACGCCCACGTTTCATCTACCCAAAACACTGGTTCCGCTCTTTGTCTGCTAGGTACAACGCCTGAAGCAAGTCGCCGCCGCTTTTCGAGTAAGCGTCGCTCAAAGCGCGTAACACGTCTTCGTCTTTGCCCGTTGGGTACTGTGTAAATGTCCACAGCACTAGCTTCAAATCCGCCTCCGAGAGTCCCGGCCATATCTTTTTGGCGCGTTCGAGTAGTGTCATTTTCCACCTGTAATATCCGTTTCCCGCTCGATTGCGATTTCGATAGCGTCAAGTTCTTCATTGGTTGCCGGAATCTTTCCGCTGTTTGCCGCCATGATCTTTGCCGCGCCATGCCGGTTGACCATGTCGCCCAAACGGTCTGTGTAGTCAGGAGTCAATATCTTTGTTTGGCTCACAGCCGCCGCGGGCTTTTCAGGTTGCACGCTCCAACTGCCCTCGATAATGTCACCATTGGGAGTCAAATCGGCTCCAAGCTCATCGGCCCGTTTTAGACCTCCAAGAACATCCGGAAAGACAATATCTGCACAAAATCCGATTGCGCGCGCCCTCATCATGTTTGCGGGATATTTCTCCCAACCGCTACCCGTCTTAATCAATCCCGCCCGTTGTGCGTCTTCCATCGTAAATCGAGAGGTATAGCTGAATCCGTTTTTGCGTTTCATGGTCACAGCACACGCGGTTGGTTTGCCATCCTGCCCAACTTCGTCTTTGATTTCCAACCCATCAAGCAGCGGGCTACTAAGAATGAGTGCCAACGCGCCGCGGGGAATCAATGCGGGCTTGCCCTCGATTACTGTCACAAACTCAAAACTGGCAGTTAGGGACAATCCAAGCTCTTTGCCCTTTAGCATTACCATCATTGCTTGCTCCGCTGTGGCAACCCCAAACAATCGGCTATCCTTTGCTACAGGTGCGATTTCTCGGATCACGTTCCAAAGCTCGATACTTACATCATTGCGAACTGTTAGTGCTGTCTCCATTTTGTTTACCTTATGTGTCCCCATGTTTTGAAGGTTGCAATACGACGGATTGTGTCAACCGAAACATTGAATCTTGCGGCCAATGAACGTGTGTTTATCTTTGGTTCGTATAACTTGCGGATGGTTCGAATGTCATCTTCAACTAAAGTGGTGTTATGGTGAGTCTCGCCACGCCGCCAAGATTCGGGGTGTTTTCTCGAACCGTGCTTATCGCCCGTTGCTCTTTTATCTGGCTTTGTGTGCGAACCATGTTGGTTGCCTGTCGCGGTTCTGCCCTTGCTTGCTCTGTCCGAGTTGTTTTCACCAAGCGTTCCCAACCAAAGGTGATCCGGTCTAACGCATGATGGATTGTCGCAGCGATGCAAAACACACAGATTCTTAGGAAACTCTCCAAAGGTAAACATGTAGGCTAATCGGTGCGCTCGCCAGCTTTTCCCTTTATAGGAAATGATTCCGTAACCCTTTGGGGATTTGTTCCCCTGCCATTCCCAACAGCCATCATTCTTGCTAACAAATCCCCAAAATATCCCTGGTGTTGTTTTAACCCCTCTGCTCATTTCCTTTTCCTTTTAATCGCTTTTGTATGGTTCAGGTGATAAAGCCCGCAAAATTCACAATGGTAAAAGTCGTATCTTTCCCCGTAGCGGAGTCGCAACCCTGTTCGTGCATCGCGGGCTTCTTGCTTCGTTCGGTATTTAGTTTTCCGTTGACATTCCCAAAACTGGTGTTCCTTCCGTTTCAATAAGCTCCTTTGCGGCATATTGCGCCTTCTCACTGTCCAAAACCGCTATCCATTCCTCTGCTTTGAGTCCGAGTGCCTCCCTTACTTTGTATTTGGTTCCGTCGCCAATCCCCGATAACTCTGCAAAAGTGTTTAACCAGGTCAACCATGCGATTGCATACGCCGCGCTGCCAAACTCACCAAGAAGCAAGCCCGCACGCTCTAGGCCGATTCCGGGCAAACTGGTTAAGACAACTTCCGCTTGCGTTAAGATTCGTGCCTGTGTTCGCGGCGCAATGACCTTTTCCGCTCCACGTTCCCGCCGCGCCAGCCTGATAACCGCTTCTTCGTAATGGCTATCAGACTGGCAGTTAATAACCGCAACGCCCATTTCCTGCACTGATAGGAGCGCGCCGATCACATCGTCATATCGCCAGCCGGTAGTGCGATTGTCCGTGATAACATGCCCATCAAGCGTGTGAGCCAAAGCCCCAGTCACCATTAGATAGCTCCATTTGCTACGCTCTCGCATCGCCGCTACCTGCTGAAATAACCGCCCATCTTTGATGCTGCCGAGTAAGTCAGTTGGCGTCTTGCGCTCGATAATGAGCAATTCCCCATCATCCGTAGAGGCCCACAGGTCGCCACAATCAAGCGTGAGTACCGCAACTGGCACGCCACCAAACTTCAGACTCGTAATACTTTGCGGTTCTCTGTTGTCGATAAACGCGCCAGTTATGGTCATATCAATCTCCCCCCTTGCACCCACTCGTGAGGCAATTTGTCTTTTTTGCTTAAATTGCATCCAGGGCAAGCAATTACAAGATTTTCAATGCCATTAGAACCGCCCCGCGATAACGGAATTACGTGGTCAACATGGTAGGTTTTGCCGACTTTTACGCCACAGTAATAGCACTTGCCCTTTTGGGCTTTGTATTGCTGTTGAATGTCAGCTGCACTATGACAACCTTCGGCGTTGCGCTTGAGTGCATCACGATTGCGTCCATAGCTATTGCTGCGCTCTCGATTAGCAACACGCCATTTTTGCTGATATTCTGTTCTCCGCTCCTTGTTAGCAATTCGATAGTGGATCATGCGTTCCCTATTTGCGGTATTCCACTTCCGGGTAAATTCGGCGTGTCGCTCCCTATTGACCACCTGCCATTGGGAGGCGCGTCTTATGGCATCTTCTCTGTTGGCGATGTACCACTTGGAATTATTTTCTTTACATCGCTCCTTATTAGCTTCGCGCCATTTACGAGAGTTTTCGTGAGCGCGTTCCTTATTGGCAGTGTGCCATCTACGACTTCGTTCGTTGTTGCGTTCTCTGTTGGCAACATGACTTTCGCGGTGACGCTTCAACACACACTCTTTGCACTCGTTTCTCAAACCCGACTTGCTGTCTTTGCGGGAATGAAAGAATTCACTTGTCGCTGGTTTTTCTTCGCCACACTTAATACATATCTTCATGACTTCAATCAACCAGCGTTCAACAAGGCTTGTACTTCTTCACTCTCTAGCGTGAAGTATTTGTTCAGTGGTGCCATACTCGCCAACGCCGCGGCCAACTTGGTGAGGTCGCTCTTATTCGCGTTGACAATTGCGGGAAGGAAACTTAATGCTGCTGTGCGCTCTGCGTCATTCGTTGGCTGTGGAGCCGCCGCGCCGTTACCGTTACTGTTAGGGGTGTGAGCCTGAGTTGTGCCAAACTGTGATTCCCAAGCCTTCACGCAATCACTCTCGAGGTCATACAAACCAAGGAACTTGAGCGTAGTACCCTTAACCAACTCACCTTCCTTGTTGTGCCACTCACGCCCACTCGGAACCAAGCTAACGTGTGCAAACTTGCCATGCACATCGCGCAGCGTTTTGCAACCGAGGTCGCGCAGGCTAGGCCAAATAATGCGGCTCCATTCGCCGCTGTTGGAGATTGCGGAGCGTTCCACCATGCGAGTCAACCCGGTCACGTCAAGCGGGTTCAGCCGGAATGAAACTTCTGTGGTGCGTCCGTCTTCGCTTTCGCCTTCAACCCAGGCGCGTTTGCGTTCGCCCTTCTTCAGCACAACAAACTGAGCGTCAACCTCGACACGTCCGAAATACTGACTAGCTAACTCGGCGTCTGCTACTGCACTTGCCATTGGATCTAAAACTTGTGTTGACATCTGAACTACCTTTCTTGAATGTGAAATCTTAATAATTCGGAAATCCGGGTTATCGAATGTACGTGACAACCAACTGAGGTTTGGGGGGCCACAAGAAGACGCCCAAGCCGCCTGTGAGGATGATTCGCAAACAACCGGCCCGCGGTCGCTCACTGGTCATTTGTGCCACTTTGTAGCCCTGTTTCATCATTTGCGCTGCTTCCCGTTGATACTCTTTATCTGATTTGTATCGTTTGATAATCATGGTTCCTCTTTTTAGGCTCACACCACGTTGACTAAAGTTTGAATAAAAATCGCTATCAGTAGAGCTAACTTTGCTACCGTTCCCAAGCAATCCGTTTTGCCCTGGTACTCCTCCCAAAATTGCCCCTCCGCGTCAATGTCGCGGGCTTCTTCCTCTTTGCTGCATAGTTTTGACATTTGATATGCCCCCTTAATTCACACTCTTGAACCAAAATTTCACTATTCGCTGAATGTCATCCTCACTAGCATTCCTATCGTTTGACACTGTAGAAGGTGATTTGAAAAACACTCGATACGGCGGCTTGCCTTGTTCGCCCCAAATAATCATGTAGGCGTCCCCACGTCGAATTAGTGCGTCAAACACTCTTTGTTGCCCATCGGGAATATCGACTCCCGGCTGTTTTGTTTCGATAAAAAGAAACCTGTCATTCCGTTCTACAAAACCGTCAATATCGGTCACTCGGATCGCTGTGGGCCAAAAGCACGAATTAAGAAATGTCCAGTCCCAAAAGTTCTTCATAAATGTTTCAATGCTTCTCAAATTCATAGCCGAATTACCACTTGCCCAAACTGATTAAACTCGTCTGCGAATTTGGTCATATCGCCCCCAAGATAGAAAAGCGTTTGCCCTTGCCTTGCGCCAAAAGCCTCATGATCTGCCCGCCAAAACTGCACACGTCCGCGAGTAAAGCAAGCGGGGTATCGTGATAGCAATTCGTGAAACCAACTTGTATCACTGCTGTTGTTCGTTAAAATGATTGCTTGGCTCACACTCCCCGACTCATACTGATCAATTAGCTTGGTTACGAATTGCTTGATTAGCGGCATTGAATAGGGAGGGTTCAGCCAAACATTTCCCGCCCAGGTAAAAGCGGGTTGAAGCGCGTCATCTTGCTTGGTGTAGAAGTGGCGCGCCTTGATCTTTTCTTGTGCCTCTTGGCAACTCGCAGGATCAAGGTCAATTTCGCCCATCACCCGCCGCGCCGCCTCGATATACTCAAGCGGGGTGTACCATTCATCACCGTCATAATCAGGTGTTGCAGATATGCCATGATTTGCGGCTGTTAATGGCAAAGCGCGCGGGTGAATCTCTGGCACTTCAAGTACAGGGGTTGTGGGCCTAAATTGCTGAACAGTCGCTTCAACATGCGCCGCTGTTACCTTGCCATTCGGCGCGGTCTCAACAGCCTGTTGCCATGCGATAGGCTGAAGATCGGGTTCAAGTTTGGTCAAAGGGCGCGCTTGGGATTCGGTAACTGGCAAAACTCCAACAATTGTTGGACTTTCAGAGAGGTTGCCGATTACTTCAGCAGCGCGCATATGCAAGCGTGCATACTCATTGCTGAAGCCCCATCGCTGTTGGCAGTAATTCTCGAAAGTTGAGTAACCGCCTCGATACAATTTGCAATCACGGATCGCTAGAAGTGCTTTGCCGACTTCAACAAAGGTCTGTAAACCGTTGCTGATCGTTGTCTCTAACTGTTCTAACTCGGTCTGCTCAATTACTGTCAGCGCAAGATCACTCATTGATCGCAACCGCCTCTGTCACATCAACACGAATCCCGCGTCGCGCCGCCTCTTGGCGAATCAACTTGCGAATCGCTGCACTCATGCTGCTATCACCATCTTGTTTGGCGATTGCACCCAATAACGACTTGTCTAATTCAGTCGCTATAAAACGGATACTTTCGGTTAGCTCCATATGTCTTTTGTCCTGTCTCTAAATAAGTTATTTATAACTAGCCCCACAATAGCACAAGTTGTTTAATATTGTCAAGGGGTTTGCCCAAAATTGATAAACAACTTGTGTTTTTTTGTGCTAATCTAGGAGTTATGAGCGTGAGTGGAAGACTTACAGAGAGAAGAATAGCGGCGGGAATGGAACGGGGGGAATGTGTTGGAACTGCAAAAACTTCTTGGTCACGAGCGCATGGAAACCGTGAGAATCTATGCGGAACTTGCCACGCTTGATTTGTACAATGCTCAAGCCGCCGCAAGCCCCGCGGATCATTGGGGGCTATAGGCTAATCCTCCCAGGTCAGCCCATCAAGCTCACTTTGCGCCTATACATGATAAAAGCCACTGGTAATGATTAGATTGCTCGTAGCGATAGCTGTGTCTACCATGTAGTCGCCGCCCAACGCATCATACATGAACAAAATCTGACCGTATTGCTGGCCGCTGAAAATTTGAAACACTGAGCCAATCACGCCTGCTGGCACATCCGGGCCGCCATAATAAACCGCAGCAACCGCATTTTGCGCTGCGACAAGGGGCAATGTTATACGCACAGCGGTTCCGTCCGTCAAGCTAATGCTCGCGGGCTGCACCGTCGCAACGAAATAGACCACATTGCCGATGCGCGTGTATTGCCCTGTTTGTGTCGAATAACTCGACACCGTAAAATCCCCACCCGACGAAATGAGGAAGGGTGTCCACGTGCCCTGGTCGTACACGCTCAGCGTTTCGTTGCCAAGTGAGATACCCGCGCTGAACGTTTTGAGCGCGCTATACGTCTGTGCTGTGCCTAACAATGAAGCTGTGCCAGTTGCCGGAACCGTAAGGGTAAAGCCGCCTGTTGCGAGTGTCCCCCCGCCCGTCATATTGCCAACTAGCGAACCGTTAATAGTGCTTGTACCGCCAACAGTAAGGGTAAAACCACCTGTGGCAAGTGTACCCCCGCCCGTTAACACACCACCCATAAAGTTAGCTTTGGTGATATGGCGAGTGTCACTATTTGCGGCGCGCCAAATGGGTACAAGGTCACTAGCCGCCGCACTGGTTGTTACAGTTAAGTCATTGATTGTTTTATTCGCCATTAGTTGTTTCCGCCTTTACAAAGCCCACAGCCCAATCATTTAACGTGTACTCGCCGGGAGGTGCATCATATCGTTGGCGCAAAATATCCATATATAGAAGATATGCGCCGTTTGCCGCCTCGAATGCCGCGTGTGTCTCTTGCAACTTGCGCTCAAAGGCCATGCCCGTTTCAAAATCCGTTTGCTGTAATCGCTTAATCTTCATACTTGCTCCTAATGGCTGTGACTGTGAGCCAAAGCGTGAGATAACTCATGTTGGCAATGCTCAATAAACCGGCAAATATAAACTAACTGCTCTACTGGCATTGTCTCACGCTGTTGGTGCAATAGTGGCAATTCCGCGGCCATGCGTGCCAGTACCAACGCTAGACTGTATTGCCTGTCATCAAAATAGAGTTGTGCAAGTTCAATCCATAGCAACCGCCGCGCGGGTTCATACGCCGTTGCCCTATGGAACCACTCATACGCCCGTTGCCTTTGGCTCACACGCAGACAACATATGCCCGCAAGCCGCGCCGCATCGGAGCGCATGTTGGCGTCTGGCAGAGTGAGATATTTTTCAACCGCTGTAATCGCCTCGTTGAATTGTTCCGCATGTCCATACTGCCGTGCCAACATATACAAGCTGTGCGGGTCTGTTGGGTGTTCGATAACGTCTAGCTTCAACCGTTCCAACATTGCCCCCACTTTGGGCGCGGCTCGGTTTGCGGGGGGTCTATGTTCGAACGTGTAATCAACCGTCTGTATCACCTGTTCGCCTGTGCAAATCGGTATCTCATGCTCACGGTGGATATAGCGATACTGCCCGCGCCGGAAGATTCGCAGTTGATACCATTGCAGGTCAACGCGTTCATTTTCGCCCACGTTGACAAACCGCACATTCAGCCCGTTTACCGCCTGCGGTTGGCTTATGATTGCCTGTCGCAAGCCGCGCGCATCACTTAGTACCTCATCCGCGTCTAAGACTACGATCCATTCGCCCGTTGCCGCATCAATACCCACGTTGCGCGCCTCACCTTTGTTGCCAGGCGCAATCCATTCATAGTGCAGCACTCTTGCGCCATAGGCTTTGGCTATCTCAATCGTGCGATCTGTGCTACCTGTGTCAACGATGATCAATTCATCCCATAGCCCGCGCGCAGCTTCAAGGCATCGCGCCAATACTTCTTCTTCATTCTTGACTATCATGCAGACTGAAATCAGCGTCATGTGTATGCAACCGCCTGTATAATGTTTCGCACTGATAGTTGAGCGTCGATAGTTGCGCCTGTTGGGGGCGTGCCAACACCAGCCCATTCCGCCCGAATCTCAAGTAGGTTATTCGTTTGATTTGGCCTAAATGTCGTGCTGTCCATCACCAAATCTGTAATGTCCAACTGATACCAATCGTTGCCTACATCTGTAGCTGTGTTTAAAAATGCCCATGTCCCGCCATTCACTCGATATTCCATTACACCTATATTTGTAGTGTTTTCATCTGTTTCGCGGAAAATGCCATAGATTGCTGTAATGCTCTCGGATAGACTATGCGTATGATTGTTCAAACTGTGCGTGTGAGCCGCCATGCTATGCGTATGCGCGGTCATGGTGTGGCTGTGTTCTGCAATGGTATGGCTGTGTGCGGTTATGGTGTGACTATGTGCGGCGATTGTGTGGCTGTGTTCTGCAATGGTATGGCTATGCCCCGCTATGGTGTGGCTATGTGCGGCAATTGTGTGACTGTGAGCCGCTATGGTGTGACTGTGAGCCGCGAGGGTATGGCTGTGGCTGGCTATGGTGTGACTGTGAGCCGCTATGGTGTGCGTATGTGAGTCGATAGTATGGGTGTGACTCGCAACGGTATGCGTATGGAAACCGGCATCATTTACGCGCACAAAATGGCTAGACCCATCCACAATGACAAGCCGCGGATTTGCCCCACCCTCGAAGTAGACTGTATCCAAACCGGCACTAGAAAAAACACCACCGATAGTCATGGCGTGATCATGCTGCCCATCGCCACTTGTATCCCCGCCCGTTGGTGTGTTGGTTGTTAGACTTGTGCCACCTGTATCGCCTGAAACTGTGCCTGTTGTAAGCGTCGCTGTACTTGTAGTAAGACTTGTCGTGCTTGTGGTCAGGCTTGCCGTGTTTGTGGTCAAACTCGCCGTATTGGTTGTAAGGCCAGTTGTGTTAGTTGTAAGCCCTGTTGTGTTAGTTGTTAATGTAGCATTACCTATAGTTGGTGTGCTATTACCTATTTCGGGAGTTGCATTGCCTATGAGCGGAGTTGCGCTATCGGTTGACGTTGGCCCGCCGCTGCCTGTCTCATTGTTGCCGCCGCTGCCCGTTGTGTCGGAGCTTGGCCCGCCTGTGTCCAACTCGCCGCTGCCGCCCGAATCGCCACCCACGGATTTAATAGTCGACTCAAACGGCAAAATCTGAAATTCAAACAACACCTGCTGTAACTGCGTTACTTCGTCGCCAAAGCGGAAGCGAAACGCGGCAATGTTATCACCGTCAACATTCTTGGTATATGCAGTGACATAACTATTTGCGTTTAGCTGTGGCAATGCCTGGTATACATGCCCCGCGGCAATGTTGTCAGCAATCGTGCCAACGTCGCTTGGCGGCCATCTGTCCGCATTGCTCACCACCAAGCCCGTTGTGTAAACGCCGCTTGCATCTATGCGCCAAGTCGATTCCAGAATGTTGAGATTGGCATCAATATCTAAATCTGCGTCATCATCACGATAGACAACCCTAATACTTTGCATCGGTCGCAGCAATTGACTACAACCCGCGATGTCGAGGGTATACGTTGCTTGCTCCAACTCGGTCGAGTTGCGTTTCAAGTATTCCAACGCCGCATCAAACAGCATGTTACTCGCCGCTTGCACGTCGGCATCAGTGTTGGCAATCGGCCCAATGTCGCGAAAATCTATCTGCCGCTCAATACGCCCATAGGTAGAGTTTGCGCTACTGTTTTCAATGTAGTTGTCTGAGGTGGACAATGTGTAGCCAACTGGCGCGCTTCGATTGGTTGCCCGCAGCGTCAATTGCACATCGGCATTGCCGGAACCACGCGGATAGATACGAGTAATCAGATCGTACGTGTCTATCTGTTCACTGAGGCTCACAATCGCGCAAGTCTCGGTCACTAGATCGCCCGTTGCCTGGATTGCGCGCACGCCACTAGCCGTAAAAGTGGACGCGAATATTAACGTTCTGCCTGTGCCTCGATAGAAGTGATTCTGCGATTTGTCGGCAATCTTGACCATCGCGGCAAGTACAGTCTCGCCATTGAAATAGCCATAGATAGAATCATTTGGCGGGCTGCCGTCTGGCGTAAATGTCCAACCCGCGGGCGCGTACGCACTTGTCGCAGTCAAAGCCGCTGAATGGCTCACAGCTAGGCCACCGTCATACAATTTGAGATTCAGCACGGAGCGATAGGTCAATTCGCGAATGAGGTCATCACCGCTCACCCGCAAAATAACTAGTCCGTCCGCTTGCGGCTGCTTCTCAATACGGTCAATAATGCCCGCGCCTACTTCAGTCCAAACGCCATCAATTAACGCGTATGCGCGCGCTATGCGTTTCCTTTGCACCGCGAAGGCTTTAGGGTCACTCGCAGGCATACTAAAATCAAAATTGCCCGCCTTATCCATGCGCGCGGTGTATGTCCAGTTTGCCGCACTGGTAATCGGCCCGTTGCCCTGTTTATTGCCGCTAGAGTCTTCTATGTCGATCCGAAATTCCATAATCACCTACGGGTACTGATTGTAGTGAGAGATTGCCACAGTCGCATTGCCGCCCGTTACGGTTGCCACCAACGCATTCATGCCAGATGACAATGGCAACCACCCGGCCGCGCTGTGAGCCGATGCAAGGCTAAATCCGCTGTATGCGTCGCTTGTACCCTTGCGAACCGTCCCCGCGCCACAGTCAATTGTCAGCACGTCGCCACTACCTAGACTGCCAGACCAACTTAGGCTCACACCGTTGCCAGTAAGCGTAAATGCGGTAATCGTGCCACTGGTGCGCGTTACGGTGATCACCGCGTCTTCCGCGACTTGCCCCGCGTTATCTACTGTTAGCCCGATTGGTACGCCATCGCTTGCGCTTACACTGGTTGACGTTGCGGTTGCCGCGTGCCAAAACTCCATTGCCGTTTCAAACTGGCAAGTAATTGACGCTTTTAGTGCATGATCTTCCCAAACTCTAGGCCACGGAACCGCTAACAGGCGCGCAGTTTTCCACTGCAACACATTGTCTTTTAATCGCTTGCGCCATAATTTGCCGCGCACGCCCTTCTTTTCCATAAGCGCGGTCACTGAGGCTTGCAAGGTTTGATACGGATCGCCTGCAATTAGGAAATTACCTAATTCATCAACCAAATAATTGCCTAACTCATCAACCAAATAATCAGTCTCACCAACATAGATACCAGTGAGCGGAATTGTCTGCTTCCTGCCCTTGCGCCGCTGTGAGCCTCTCCAGTCATAAGCCCCGCCAATTGAATCAAGCAATGTCGGCTCTGAGGGCATCGGGTCATGATTTTGGTCATGGTCATACAGCGGAAGGTTCACGCCGTCGAACTTAACGTATTGCCAACTCATGCGCCGCGCCTCCGCAATTCATCTTTAATGCCCCGGCCAACCGCGCGCCCGCTTTCGTAGGTAGCATTATCGCCATTAACGTTGACAGTGATATTAAAGCCGCCCATGCCCGCCGCTGCGACAGGCTGTGAGCCTAAACCACCCGCAAGCCCCGCAAGCCCGCCCGCAAAAGATGCATCCAACCCGCTGAATTTGCCCTCTATGCCTGATTTGAAATTCTCGACTAATGCTTCACCGCGCTTTTTTAGGCCGCGCAACGGCGAGCTAGAATCTTTTGGTTCACTGCCGGGCAATAGGTTCTGCAATTCCTGTAGCCGATTACGGAAATAATTCTCGACGCCATCCCATGCGCTCTCCATGCCGCCTTTGACGCCATCCATAATGGCTCTGCCACCACTTTCCCAATTCTTCCCAGTGATTAACTCGAAGATCGCTTTCAGGGTATTTGCGAAAATACTGTAAATGGCGTCCCACGTGCGCTGTACAATGCCAGTTAATGTGGCTTCCGCGCCCTCAAAGTCGCCTGTTAGCAACTGCAAAACAAGCGTGACAACATCCCCAATGTTTCGCATCGAGGTATCAATCATCGTGAAGATCGCGCCAAATGCCGTTCCTACAATCAGTTCAATGGCTGGCCCAAATATCTCCCAGAGTGTCTGGATTGCGCTTAAAATATTGGTGAAAAGTGTCTGCACTAGGGGCAAATTGGTATCTGCCCATTCTTTCCAGAATTGAAGTGGCCCTGTGCCATCGTTATGAACGCTCGTCCCCAAACCACTAAACAGACCTTTGACAAAATTGACGACGGTTTCAATTGCGCCGCCCACACTACTCATCACCGGCCCAACATTTTTATCGAACGCGTCAAATGCGCCCATTACGGATGGCATTGCATCGTTGACAAGTTCAAGTAATTTGTCGGTGAACGGACTGACCGAAACTGTGATCCGTCGCCACATCGCTTCCATTGCCGTGCCAAACGATGTGTATTGCGGTTTAAGACTATCGACCGCACCCTTACTCGCCGCAGACCAATCGTTAGTCATGCTTAGGCTTGTGGCTATGTCTGTACCCAAATCTTCAAATTGAGTACCCAAAAGGCCCACACCCGCCTGGAATTGCAGCGTCTTATCATCGGTTTCGCCTAGCGCGGTCGTCACCATTTTGAAAGCGTCCGCCGCGGTAAGCGTGCCATTCTGCAAACCGGATAGAATCGTTTCGGAATCGAGTCCCAACATTTTTAGCGAATCAGACGTTAGCTGTGAGCCATCTTGGATGCGAACCCGAAATTCCTTAAAAGCGTCCGCGGCCTTGTCAGTACCCAACATGCCGTTCTGAAAGCCACTTTCCATCACGCTAAAAAATTCGCCCGCGGTTGCGCCGCCGCTGGCAAACTGTACTGAGTATTCGTTGATGGATTCAAGCAAATCGCCAGAAGCGTTCAGCCCCTTTTGATTGCCCGCGGCGATTAGGTCAAAAGCCTCCTGCCCGCTAATACCAAAGTTTTCCATTAGGTTTTTGACTGTACCGATGCTATCCGATACGTCAATACCAAAGGTCTTTTGCAACCTTAGCGCGTTTTCCGTCATGGTCTGCAATGCTGGATCATCAGCCGCAAGCCCCATTTGTTGCGCCAAAAGGCCCACAGCTTTCGCGGCTTCGCCAACCGATTCGCCCAGATTTTTGCCATAAACCCGCCGCGCAACGTCCGCGAATTTTTCAGCCTCATCAAGCGGCAAACGCAAACTAGCCGCCATGTCACTAGCCGCCTGCTTGGTGTCCGAACTAACATTTAGCGCGCCCTTGCCGATTGCGAGAATTGCCGCACCAGCCGCAGCCGCCGCACCAACCACCGCGCCGCCAATCATCTTGGTAGCGTTGCCGGAAAAGCCTTCTATAAACGTCTTGGACTTTTTGATACCTTTTTCAAGATCGTCTTGATTGGCTTTGAGAAATAGGACTACTTCGCCCAGACTCAGCATTTATGCGCCTCGAATCCCAAACCCCAATGCGGCTAAACTTGCTAAACTACCTTGCTCCCGTTTCGGCTCCATTGCTTTGCCCAAAGTCGAAATCAACACCTTTGATTCAAACTTTTGCCGCTCGATATATGCGCCTAACAATCCGTTAACTTGCCGTTCAGTGAGGCTCACAGCCTGGTCAAGCGATAAGCCCCACTGCGACATTGCCAGTTCCACTATGTGCCAGTCTCCATTAGGCCAATCTTGCGGTTCATCTGCGCGACCATGCCAAAAGGGTCTGCCAGGATGACCACCCCTTGAAATGCCGCAAGAATCTGTTTGTCCGTAGCGTGAGCCTCGATATACTCTTTGTCCGCTTCGAGGTCTGGCGAGTAGGCAATTAACAGGCTATAGACGGTATCTAGCCCGTCGATAAACAAGTCCTCGATCAGCGGGAAAAGTTGAAAGAGATCACTCGCGCTATTGAATTGAATATCGCTCGCGCCGTTCAACCGTTCAAACAGCGGTTTGATTTCCTCCAACAGCCGCTTTTTCCACGGCCTAGAGCGAATAAAGCCCGCTGTTTGAATGGTGTAATCACGTTCGCCAAGTCGAACCGTAGTTGACTCAATCTCTACCATGATTAGGTCGCCGTTGCCGCCGCGGTCACGATTTGCAAGATTCCCATTTCCTCGCCCGCAGACTGTGAGCCATCCGCAAGAATCTTGATTTCAATGGGTACACCAGTGGGATTCTGCTTTGCGTATGCAGTATCTCCGGCCAACTTGATATAGCCCTTGTGCAAAAACCAACGAACAGGCTGATCGTTGCCATTGGCATCTTTGCGAACCGCTTCAATGCCCCACTTATAGAACGTCACTTCAGACTGTGAGCCAAAAGGAATATCGCTAAAGCCCTTTTGTCCACCACCCGCCGCGGCTGTGGGTTCCGCTGTGCCTTGCAGAACGGTTGCCATATTCGCAACGCTATGCTCTGCAAGAGTCGCTTTGATCATCACCTCGCGGCGCGTTCTCACGGCATTTTTCGCCGCCGTACTGCGCTCCGTGTAAACCTCAGTGAACGTTTCGGGCATAGACAATGTTACGGGTGAGCCTTCCAGCAAATCACCCATGTCAACCCAACCGCCACCCCACGCCGCGCCGTAAATTACCGTTGATTCATCGGGGTTTGCCTCTGCCAACGGAGCGCGATAGAGTTTCCCCGGCCCAATGAGAATGTCTTGATCTGCCACTTTTGTTCTCCTAGTCGTTATGAGTTACCAACATCACATCAACAATCGTGCGGTATACGTCCGCGTCATCATCGTAATCGTCAATCTCGTTTTCAACCGTTGCATATTTAATATCGCCGCCGCGGTAATCTTCCATCGCCGCTTTTACCGCATTGGCTAGGGTGTGAGCCTCGGCATACGTACGCGCCCAACAATTGATTGACCATCGCGTGCGCCGCATGTTGGTAGAGCCGTTTTGCGGCGTATTGCTCACGCGCTCATAGCTGATTGCCTCGTATGTCGGCGTTTGTGGCAAGTTCAGCGGATAAATTCTTAGGCTTACAATCGCTGCCACCGCGCTATTGTTTTTCAGTGCGTCATGCAACGTTGTCCCGATAGTCATTTAATATTTGCCTTGATATGACTAGCGATTTTGTCCCGCAACTGGCTTTGCAGTTCGTCAACTGTCGGACGAAAAAACGGCTTTGCTCTCATGCCGGGGTGCGAGATCGGCCCGCGCACAATGTCTCCACTAGCCAAGCGCAATGCTCGATTCTTCTTTGACTTTATCTTGTGCGATTTCGTGCCATACTCGACCATGTGGGCATAAAAGGCCGCAAAGCCTACCACCGCGCCGCCTTCAGGGGCTTTCACTTCTTTGCGGTGTTCGCGCTTTTTCGTGTAGGTCGTTTTTTTCTCGTTCGCCACATAGCCCGAATTTTGCAAATCGCCATCCCCGTGCGGCGCGCGACTTTTCGCCGCTTGCAAAATTAATTCGCCCGCCTCGAATAAAGCATCAGGAGTCGCGTTGCGCAGTTGCTTAATGATTTCATCGCCATGCCATTTGAGTTGGAATGACATTAGATTTGCACCTCACTGCACATCAGAATCAAATCTGACTTGCGCCCATCAGGGTCAATTACGTTTTCGATCTCTAGCACTCGCGACGTTCGCCATATCAGCCGCATTTTCACGGTCACGTCCGTTCGATACCTGATTCTTACCGTATGGCTCACAGTCGCCTGCACTTGCTCGCCGCCCGTGATAAACCGTTCGCCGCTGGCGCGTGAGCCAACATTGGCCCAAACTGTCGGATTCGTTGCCAGGTTCGCCCAAGTCGGGATTGGTTGCCCGTAGCTATCCTGTGCCAACGTCGCAGATTGGATTGTCACCCGCTCGCGAAGGGTTCCAGAACGCATTAGTAAGCCCTATCGGTTAGCAATAGCCATTCAACCGCTTGAGGCACTTGAACCAAGCCAATACCCTGTTGCACCACCACACTTTCGCGGTTCTCGTACAAATGCCCGATCAACAGCAACATTGCCTGTTTGTATTGGTCTGGTACTGCCGCCGCATTGCCATAGCCTGCGGTGTAAATGATTTCAACGCCGTTAATCTCTCGGAGGCTCACACTCGGAGGGGGATAGCCCGAAACAAACGCCACGCGGCCAGGTTCGCTATTCACGTCAACAATGTAGTTGCTGCTATCGATAGTTGCCGCCGCGCTTCCCGCATCATCGTAGTATTTGATACTCGTAATGCTTGCCAGTGGCGGATAGGGCAACTCAAAGCACCAGCCCGGCCAATAGTCCAGATATGCAGTAAGCGTTCTAGTGATAAAAGCCCGCCCGCTAATTGCCTCGCATTGAATCCGCGCGACTTCAATAAGCCGGGTAAAGATTGCATCTTCCGTCGCATGGTCAACCCGGCAATGCAATTTAGCCTCTGTCTCTGTAACTGGTTCCGTCGCGGGCGCGGTTGTGATTTTTATCCTTCGCGGGTCTATCGTTCTCATTGCATTTTCCATGCCAACAAATGATTCCGGCCCACAGGCGAGTAGGCAACTACGTTATAGCCAAGTTGCACTAAATGATTCGGATGCACGTCCCATTGGTGTTGCTCCGCTTCGTTGCCGTATACAGTCGCTTGTGGGCTGTGTCCGTTGGGGCATCCGAGTACAACCCGCGGCGCGAGTGCTTCAAGTTTCGCCAACGTGTGAGCCAAATCAGCCGCCGGAATATGTTCGCATCCGTGCCACCAGAACACGCAATCAAACTTGCGAATCATCCGCGCCGTTCGCACATCGCCAAGCGTCAAAGTATCAAACAATCCCGTATGCCGATGGTGTTCAATGTTGCCAGGAAATACTTCCAACAAATGAAGCCGCCAACCAGATTGCTTTAGTCGCTGTGCGTGGAATGGCGGGCGCAGTTGGTTCGCGCCAACATAGAGCAAATGCCCCGACTTGCCCGCAAATAACCAGGGGCAATACTGGCGAAGCACTTCATATTCTTTAACCTCTGTTACCCCTAGCGGCAAATTCGGGTATCTCATTCCGGTTTCCCAAAACTGATTCGCTGTACTTGACTCGCTATTACATCGTGCCAGATAACTTTTGGCCCACACGCAAACACCGCACTGATGAACCCGTAATCGCCCGCATAACTGGCGTCCCATTTGTCCGCGAACTGTTGCCAAATCTCACGCTTGACCACAAAGGCACTGCAACCTATGTCGCTGTGTATTGGCTCACACCCCCACCCCTTATCAGGCAGAATGCCGCGCTCTTTGTGATCCATCTTGACAAAAATTACATCGGGACTGTGAGCCTCAATAATGCCGCGCAATTCAGCGAAAAATGTCGGCCTGATGCACTCATCATCATCGTCAAGCACCCAAATGTAGTCCCCTTCAAGTTGCGAGCCATATCGCCCCAGAGTACGGTTTGCCCAATGCACGCCCCGGCCTATATCGTCAACTAATAGCGTTTGCTGCCAGTCATCATCTGTTTGTGCGTCGAGACTTGCTTGATTTACTCTCAACATGCCAGGTCGCTTATAACAGCGGGTCAGAACCTCAATTAGCATTCTTGCCCTTCTTTGGCTTGCGCTTTGTCACAGTCGCCACCGCGGTTTCAACTGTCGGTTGTGCATCCGCGGTTTCGCGGCCCGAAACGTCAAGCCCTTCGTCAAACTGGTCTAGATCGCCATCAATATTGGTAATCTTCACGTAGCCCGCGCGTTGCAACTCATGGGCATCTTCCGGCGGAATGGTGTAATATCTGCCCTGCTTCATAGGCACTGACTCGCGGCCTACACGCGCGTTCAACGTCTGCAATGCCAAAACTCTTGCCACAATCCCCCCTCTATACGGGTGCAGTACGGTTCCATCCGGCATAATGTGTTCACATGGCACATCAAAGCGCGCTATTTGCTTAATACCCCCGCGCACACAATCAGTTGCAAATGCCATGTCGCCCGCGTCACTCGCGCCTGTGGAACGTACTGCCACCTTCTCTAACACTTCGCGGCGAATCAGGGTGCAACCCCAACCCACTCCGCAAACCTCTAACCAACCCTGTTCTCTGCCCTTGCGTACCTCATTCGGGTATAGGCTTAGACTCATGCCCAATGACTTGTTGTTAATGTACTGCCATGCGCTTAACGTCGGAATGCCATGTCGCAGCATGTACACGCCATAGACAACAGGTGAATCAGTGTCATACAACTTTTGCACTGCATTGGGTTCCATGACCATATCGTGTTCGAAGGTCAGAAGCGCATCATACCCACCGTCCAAAGCCATTTTCCACGCACGTTGGTACTGCGAAATAACATTCTCCATGCGACGTCCAGGTAACGGACTTTCCAGCCAACTTACTTCGTGGACATAATCTGTAAAGGTTTGTTGCTTCACGCTTTCAAGCGTTTCGGCGCGCGGCCCATCACCGCATGTTGGCGTGAAAATAAGAATTGTCATTGGCTCACACCCCAGACTGTGTTATACTGAGGTCTGAAAAACCAATACAAAGTGCCTGGCAACACTCGTGAGGTGTCCCAGGCTTGAGCAACAGCCGATAGGAGACTGTTACTGTGCCTGATCATACCACAAGTACCCCTCAAAAGACTTGCTCCAAATGCGGTGAAACTAAGCCAGCAACAAATGAACACTTTAATCGCAGCGGCAAAGGCAATGCGCTCGAAGCCCGTTGTAAAGACTGTGTGCGCGCTTACCGCCAAGCCAACCTTGATAAGTTGCGCGAGTATGATCGCAACCGTCGTAACACTCCTGAAGAAAAAGCCGCCAAAGCGGAATATGATCGCGCTTACCGTGAAACTAACCCAAGCTACAATATTGAACGTTGCCGAAAATGGCGCGAACTTAATATCGAATATGTGCGAGAGCAACAACGCGCTGCCTATGCCGCTAATCCAGAACCGGCCAAAGAACGCGCCAGAATCTGGTATAAGGCCAACAAAGAACGTGCCACCGAATACAATCGCGCCCACTATGCTGCTAATAAAGAGCAGTATGCCGAACGGGCTCGCGCTTATCGCGTCGCCAACAAAGAACGCATAGCCGCTTATCGCGAAGCTAATAAAGAACGCATAGCCGAACAATTGCGATCTTGGCGCGAAGCTAATCGAGATCATATTGCCGAGTATGATCGTGCCTACCGCGAAGCTAACAAAGAACAACATCGCAAATGGTGGCGTAACTGGTACATCGCCAACCCGCATAAAGTCAAAGCGAACACTCACCGCCGCCGCGCTCGAAAGCTGCAAGCCGAAGGAACCCATACTGCCGCTGATATTCAAGCTCAGTACAAAGCCCAAAAAGGCAAATGCTATTATTGCGCTGCTAAAGTTGGCGATACTTACCATGTCGATCATGTAATCCCGTTGAGTCGCGGCGGTTCAAATTCGCCCGAAAATCTTGTTATTGCTTGTCCGCCTTGTAACCTATCCAAAGGTGATAAGCTTCCTAGTGAATGGTCACAAGGCGGACGGTTGCTCTAATCCGACTGCAATATTACTTGCTAAACAGCAGTAGGATGAGTAAGATATTGCAGGGCCTCGGCTTGCAGAACGCCATAGACAAGGTCAAACCAGTAATGAAGGCGAACCTGGCCTTTAGTAGCGACAGAATATGGATCTCTCAAAGAGGTTAGCCCTGTGCCTTCCCTCATTCCAAGAAAACCATAGTTTCCGAAGATCAAAGACTTGTTGCCGGAACCATGCGCGGTCGCATAGCTGCTTTGATTCACAGGATAGCCCCACAGGGTTTGCGTCCCAGGCAGATTGCCGCCGGGTGTAGGTGCAAAGTGAAAACTGTTACCCGTAAGCCCTTCGATTTGCGCTTTGGTTGTCGGGTGCATAATCCACTGTGAGCCATCTTGATATTCGGGCAGTACCTTGCCAACCAGTGCCGGAATATCAGCCGCCGCAACCGTCGCCACCGCCGTACCTGTCGCGCCCGCTGTACCGTTGGCGTACAGTTCGGTAATCATTGCGCTATTGTGAGTCGCGGCCCATCCGCGAGCAACCCAATTGTTAATAAAGCCAATCAGGTTAACGTCTTCGTCGCGCAAGATTTCCCAAGTCAGGGTCAAATACTTGGCATACTTGGCGAGTGTGAATGCTTTTTCCGTTACCGCCGGGGCATCCTGGTCAATATCCGCAGACTCAGCTTCAGTCAGGAACAAAACATCGGCTTCGTTGTCAATCGGATAATTGACGGTTGTACCCTTGCCGGGGACGCGCACCACGCCAAGTTTCGGAAACAATGCCATTTCATCGCGGCGCGCTACAATGTCGCTCACCATGCCAACGGGAACCAACGCCTCACCGTCCGCGGTTGTGGTCACGTTCATATCAGTGTTGTTATAGGCGCGCAACTCATTCAATGCGCCTTGATCGCCCGTTCGCAAATGGCGGCAATAAATCGCTTCTGGCGTATCGGCTGTTTTGGTGTAACC